TTGCAACTGCTACAGCAACAGCAACAGCAACAGCAACTGAAGATAAGTCAAAAGCATCAGCAGATGATATTTTGGCAATGATCAGAGCTAGACAAAGCAAGTAAAATCGTATATAGTATTAGTGCATAGGCAACTATGCACTATTACAGACAAGGAGAAATTATGGTAAGACCATTTGACGTAAGTAAATTTAGAAAGTCAATAACAAAAAGCATTGGTGGTATTTCTACAGGATTTGATTCTGACCCAGTTGATTGGATTTCAACAGGAAATTACTGTCTAAACTATTTGATTAGTGGCGACTTTAACAGAGGTGTTCCATTAGGTCGTGTGACTATGTTAGCAGGTGAATCAGGTTCTGGTAAGAGTTTGATTGCATCAGGTAACATTATCAAAAATGCACAGGATCAAGGTATATTTTGTATTGTGTTTGATTCTGAAAATGCATTGGACGAAAAGTGGTTACAAGCACTTGACGTAGACACATCACCAGAAAAACTAATGCGTATTAATGTTGCAATGATCGATGATGTGGCAAAAACTATTTCAGAGTTTGTAGCAAGTTACAGAGCAGACTATGGTTCTTTAGAACACAGTGAAAGACCAAAAGTTATGTTTGTAATAGATTCATTAGGTATGTTGCTAACACCAACAGATAGAGATCAATTTGATAAGGGTGATTTAAAAGGTGACATGGGTAGAAAGCCCAAGGCACTTACAGCACTTATTAGAAATTGTGTGAACATGTTTGCAGAACTAAACATTGGTTTGGTAGCAACTAACCACACATACGCATCACAAGATATGTTTGATCCAGATGATAAGATTAGTGGCGGACAAGGATTTGTATATGCAAGTTCGGTTGTTGTTGCTATGAAGAAATTAAAACTCAAAGAAGATGAGGCTGGAAACAAAATATCTGATGTTACTGGTATTAGATCAGCAGTAAAAGTAATGAAAACAAGATTTAACAAACCATTTGAATCTGTACAGGTAAAAATTCCATATGAAGCAGGAATGGATCCGTACAGTGGTTTAGTTGATCTTTGTGAGAAAAAAGGACTGTTGGTCAAAGAAGGTAATAGACTTAAATATGTTGACAGATTTGGCAAAGAACACAAGCACTATAGAAAAGATTGGACAGGTGAAAATCTTGATCTAATTATGGCTGAGTGGGACACAGTCAAGTCTGATGTAGAAGCAGAGGAAACTGTTTCAGCGGAGGCATAAAAAATGACAGAAGACATTCAGGTGTTAATTGAAGCATGGGACAAGTTGAAAAACTATGTACCAGCAAAAGATAGATTGGATGCGGCTATTGCCTATGTGACTTTGATTGATGACTATGGTGCAGATGAATCAGATTGGCGTGAAGTATTTTCACATTCAAGTCATCTACATCAAGCATACAACGAAGTGTATGGGGAAATAGAAGAAGATGACGATCCTTATAATGAGGATGACAACGAGGATTATTAATGATTAACTGGTATGGATTAGTTTCAAAAGATTTAGGCAAATTGCCTGATTGTATTGATTATTATCTAAAAGAACTAGACGAGGCAAGAAAAGAAGCAGGACTTTCTGGAAATATTGAACGTAATGCTTCACAAATACCTGGTGTAGTTGAACATAGATTTAATCAATTGCAAGAAATTGAAGCCATACTAGAACATCTTAATATTGAGTTACGAAAAACAAGAGCAAGGCATTATAAAAAGTTCTTAGAAGCATACCAAAGAGCTTTAACATCTCGCGATGCTGAAAAGTATATTGATGGTGAAGATGAGGTTGTTACTATGAGCCAACTTATTAATGAATTCGCTCTTGTGCGTAACAAATATCTTGGTTTGTTAAAAGCCATTGACGCCAAGCAATTTCAAATCAACAACATTGTTAAATTAAGGGTAGCAGGATTAGATGACGCAGAACTATACAGCAAAAACTCAAGATAAAACAAAACAATATGGTTTTAAGAATCATGAACTTGATCCTATGGAGCAGATGCGTAGATCATTATTAGCAAAAGATGATCAAATTAATCAATTAAAAAAAACTGTAGCAGATGAAGTTAAAGAAAAATACTCTTTATACAAAAGAGTAAAAGAACTTAACGAAGAATTATATAAGTTAAAAAAGTCTAAGAATAATCTTTAAGAGGCCCACCATATTTTTGGCCACGTACTTTACGTCCTCTTAAGGTTTTACCATCATGTTTTTTACCACTATCTCTAGCACGTAAACCTTGTGATTTACAACTGGCCTCATCTGAAGCACCAAGTTTTTTATCACTTCTACACACAGAAGTTGGAACTTTGCCCTTCCATTCACCTATAAGATCGTTGATTTTCATACAATTATTTAGCCAAAAAAACATTGACAAAACAGGTAAATATGCTATTATATTATGACAATGAAAACTTTTAAAATATTAACATTATCAATTGCTATTGTAATAATAGCAGGAATATTCTTTCCAAAAACATTAGCCAGTGCTGATAAAAAGGTTGATTTCTATAATCAACCAATTGAAAGCAATGAGCAATTTGTAAAACAAATTTTTTATTGTGTTGAAAACTTGTATTCTGATTACAAAAAGTATCCACTTGGTAGACAAGTACCTTTTGATTTAATTGTGGCTATGGCGGCTTATGAAAGTGCTTGGGGACAATCAAGATTTGCTAAAGAAGGACATAATTATTTTGGAATTAGAACTTGGGATTTAAAAAATATTCCACATATGAAAGCAAAGAAAAGACCTAATGCTCCATGGGGAGTAAGAAAATATCCCAACATGTGTGCTTGTATACAAGATTATATACAAATATTAAATAATCATCCTGCATATAAAGAATTTAGAGATGCAAGGGCATGGGAAATCCATATGTACGGGTATACCAATGCAACAACACTTTCTAATTTTTTAATTGCATGGAGTGAACTTGGCGAGCAATATACAGATAAATTACGTAAAATTATTTTGCTTATTCATAAACAAGGTTATTACAAAGAGTTACCAGTTGATATTAGAGGCCAAATTATTTACAAATCTAAGTAATCTCTTGCATTTTTATTATAGATAAGTTATTATAGTGTTATGTCCAAAGTCGCGAAATTAATTATTAGAGATGAAGTTAATGTGAAATTTGAAGGTCTTGATGTGATCACAAGACGTAAAATTTCTGACAAACTTAAATTCTTTTTGCCATATGCATATCATCTTCCTGCTTATAAATTAGGTAGATGGGATGGTAACATACGTTTTTGTGATATTGGCGGTAGGACGTATCTAAACTTGTTGGATAGAATATTACCAATTATTGAAGAACAAGATTATGAAATTGATATAGAAGACAACAGACAACAACATGATTTCAAATTTGAGCAAATTGATGAAAGTTTACACTTTGAAAAAACATGGGGGCCAAAACACCCACAAGCAGGGCAACCAATTGTTTTGAGAGATTATCAAGTAGAAACTATCAATAAGTTTTTAGAAAATCCACAGTGCTTACAAGAGATTGCCACAGGTGCTGGTAAAACAATTATTACAGCAACACTATCACAACTGGTACAACCATATGGAAGATCAATTGTGATTGTGCCTAACAAATCATTGGTTACACAAACAGAAGGTGATTACAAAACACTTGGACTAGATGTTGGTGTGTACTATGGCGAACGTAAAGAATATGATAAGCAACACACAATTTGTACTTGGCAAAGTTTGAACAACATGTTGAAAAAAACTAAAAAGTTTGAAGCAGAAGTAAACATAGGAGATTTTTTGCAAGATGTGGTATGTGTTATGGTAGATGAAGTGCATCAAGCCAAAGCAGATGTACTTAAAACATTGTTAACAGGTCCATTTGCAAATGTACCAATCAGATGGGGACTTACAGGAACTATTCCAAAAGAAGATTACGAAAAAGCATCATTACAAGCAAGTCTCGGTGAAGTAATTAATACGTTGTCAGCAAGTGAATTACAAAACAAAGGTGTACTTGCAAATTGTCATGTAAATGTAGTGCAAACACAAGAAACAAATGTGTTCTCAACCTACGCAGGCGAACAAACATATTTGGTAACTAATCAAACACGTTTGCAGTTTATTGCTGATTTAGTTGATACAATGAGAGCAGAAGGAAATACTCTTATTTTAGTTGATAGAATTAAAACAGGACAAGCATTGGAAGATATAATTGTTGATTCTGTGTTTATTCAAGGTAGAACCAAACTAGAAGACAGAGAAGAAGAATATGATGAAATTGCTACACAGCAACACAAAGTAATCATTGCTACATATGGTGTAGCGGCAGTGGGTATTAATTTGCCAAGAATATTTAATTTGGTATTGATAGAACCAGGTAAATCTTTTGTAAGAGTTATACAATCAATTGGTAGAGGTATAAGAAAAGCAGAAGACAAAGACCACGTAGAAATATGGGATATTACAAGTGCTTGTAAATTTTCTAAACGTCATTTAACCACAAGAAAAAAGTTTTACAATGAAGCAAATTATCCTTTTACAGTAGAGAAAGTAAACATAGAATGAACATACTAACAGTTGACAACAACACATATAATCTAAATGCAGTACCAAATGAAGTAGATGATTTGCAATACTGTGTGTTAGATTGTACTAATCCAAAAGCATTGGATTATTTTTATATTCCACTTATATTTTTAGAGTCATTTAACGCACCAGCAGTGATACTTGATATTGGTGGCCAGACTTTAGAAATGCCTATGGACTGGAGTATAATGATTGGAGAAAAAGAAATGGGACAATGTGAAATGGTTCCACTAACAAGTCTAAATGATAGAGGATTTGAAACATTTGTGTATAATCCATTTTCAGGCTATACACATGACTTTAAAGAAGTTAAAATAGTAAATGTATTTCAGGAAGTAAAATGGTTTTTTCCAAAATTAAAAAATGGTCATATCTTAACTATGCCATTGACTGTAGGTGAAAAACCACAGTGCGTTTATTTTGCAAAAGAACTAAATCAAATTCCTGATGTAATGCAAGTAGGAGATTTAATATGAAGATAGCAAGTAAAGATCCAGGTAAAGGACATTTTTGGGTATCAATGTTTAAAAGCGGATTAAGAATAGGTGCTGGTGTTTGGCTAGTACTAGGCGATTTAACCATGTGTGGTATACTATTAATACTAGCAGAAGTACTAGGAATAGTTGAGGAAATTGTATAGTGGCTACAACTACTAAAAAAATAAATCTAAATCAAATGTTATACAACATTGACATGTCAAATTCAAAGTGGTACAACACACTTGATGAAGAAGAAAAGAAAACATTTTCGCCTTATACAGCAATGAGATTTACCAGCAATGTACAAGGACAAAAAGCATTTAAAGAACACTATATTCTATCTGTAAATGATTTTGCTAACAAACATTTTGGTACAACACAAAAGCATGAAGGTGACTCGGAACTGTTTTGGAAGTTGTTATCACTGGCAGGTATAAAAAAGAAAATGTTTCATCCTTGGGTA